TCTTTAATTTTAACTACAAAAATTTTATAAGGGGGTGTAACCATCGACAAATCACAGAAAGAAAAAGCAGTTTTAAAAGAGAAAAAAAGATTATTGGAAATATTTAAAGATATTGATGAAAACAAATTAGAATTTGTAACTCATCAAATAAACGATTTAGCGTGGTTAAATGTATCGGTTGATGAATTGAAATCAAAAGTTGATAAATACGGAACTATCGTTAAATATAACAATGGCGGTGGGCAAAGTGGGGTTAAAGATAACCCCGATGTGAAAACGGTAATTGCTTATCAAAAAAACATAACCAGTATAACAAAACAACTTCTTGACCTAGTACCTAATTCAAAAAATAAATCTAAGTTGGACGATTTTTTATTTTGAATAAATTTAAGAAATCCTATCTTTATCAATATTACAAGTTAATTGATAAGGGGAAAGTGAACGTAGGGAAATGGATTAAGAAAATATTTGAAATACTGGTTAAAGGAGTAGAAGAAAAGAAATATTTATATGATGATGTAAAAGCTGAAAAAGCGGTTAGATTTATCGAAACATTTATACATCATAGCAAAGGGAGAAGGGATTTACTTAAACTTGAACTATGGCAAAAAGCGATTGTATGCGCAATCTTTGGAATTGTTAATAAGGACGGCAAGCGACAATTTAGGGAAGTTATATTGATTGTATCGCGTAAGAACGGTAAATCATTATTTGCAAGTGCAATTATGGCTTGTATGACGTTTATTGATAAAGAATACGGTGCAGAAATTTATTGTCTAGCACCTAAACTTGAACAAGCAAATATAGTGTTTGATAACTTTTATCAAACGATAAGCAGAGAACAAGAGTTATTATGTATATGTAAAAAGCGAAGGACTGATATTTATATTGATGTATCTAATACAGTTGTAAAACCATTGGCTTTTAGTGATAAAAAAAGTGATGGACTTAACCCTCATTGCGTTGTATGTGATGAAATAGCAGCGTGGAGTGGGCAGAACGGATTGAGAATGTATGAGGTTATGAAATCAGCTTTAGGAAGTAGAACACAACCACTTATTCTTAATATATCAACTGCGGGATATGTAAATGATAGTATATATGATGAATTGATGTTGCGTTCAACATCGTTCTTAAACGGTAGTAGTGAGGAAACTCAATTACTGCCTTTTTTATATATGATTGATGATATTGAGTTATGGGATTGTATGGACGAACTTGAGAAGTCTAACCCTAATCTTGGTGTTTCGGTAACTAGAGAATACTTACAAGAAGAAATACGCATAGCAAAGGGTTCGCTATCTAAGCGAGCGGAGTTCATAACAAAGTATTGCAACTTAAAACAAAATTCAAGTCAAGCATGGCTAACTTATGAGCTTGTTGATAAAGCAGGAAAGAAAGATTATACGCTTAATGACTTCAAAGGTTCTTATTGTGTTGGTGGTATTGACTTATCACAAACAACGGACTTGACTTGTGCAAGTATAGTCATTGAAAAAGATAGTGAGGAATATGTATTCAGTCAATTCTTTATGCCAAAAAACAAATTACAAGAGCTTATAGACTTAGACAAAGTGCCTTATGATATTTATGTTAAACAAGGATATTTAACGCTTAGTGGCGAGAATTACGTTGATTATAAGGACGTTAAAGCATGGTTTGATATGTTAAGGTATGAATACCAAATATACTCTTGTAGAGTAGGATATGACCGTTACAGCGCACAGTATTTAGTTGATGAAATGTCAAACAAAGGCTATCGTATGGACGATGTAAATCAAGGGTGGAACTTAGCACCTATTATCCGTGAGTTTGAGGGAAAATTAAAAGATGGAACTATTCATGTAGGTAAGAATAACCTTTTAAAATCTCATTTATTGAATGTAGCGTTGAAATATGAAACAGACAATCAAAAGTTTAAGCCTGTCAAAATGAAAGCGAGCGACCATATAGATGGCTTTGTATCAATCATTGACGCATTAACTGTGAAATCAAAATATTACAGCGAAATAAAATTTATTATTCAAAATAGAGAGGAGGGATAACATGGGGTTATTTAATTTACTATTTAAGAAACCAATCACACAAACAAAAGGTTATTTTAAAATGTTAGATGGATATACACCAATATACACTAATTATCGTGGTGGGTTATATGAAATGCTACAAACAAAAGCGGTTATCAATACGATAGCAACTGATTGTGGTAAGTCAATACCCGAACTAGCAAAGCATAATGCAAAACTAGAATATATGTTGAAACATAGACCTAACCCATTTATGACAACATCACAATTCATTGAAAGAGTTGTAACAAATTATTTGTGCGACAATAATGCTTTCATTATTCCTATTCTTGATGAATATGAAAGGGTAATAGGTTTATTCCCTATTGCTTATACACAGGCAGAAGCAAAGGAATATAACGGAGAGCTTTATTTGGAGTATTCATTTCCAACAGGCGAAAAAGGTGTTATCGAATATTCAAGGGTTGGACATTTAAAAAGAATGCAATACAAAAATGATTTGTTCGGAGATACCAACAGTGCATTAAACCAAACACTAGAAGTTATTCATGCTCAAAATCAAAGCATTACAAACGCTTTAAAGCAAAGCGGTTCAATAAGGTTCATGGGTCAATTAAACGAGCAACTAATAAGTCAAAAACACTTCGAAAATGAACGTAAATTATTTAGTGATGTAAATTTTGGTGCGGACAACAAGCAAATGATGATTTATGACAGCAGGTACAAAGACATCAAGCAAGTTGAAAGTAAACCAATATACTTGGACGAAAAGCAACAATGCTTAATTGATGAAAATATAAAAAATTATTTTGGTGTCAGCACTAATGTAATACAACACAAGTTTGAAAGTGATTATGAATGGAACTCATATTATGAGGGAGTAATCGAGCCTATATTAATTAAGTTAAGCGAAGCAGTAACGGGTTTAATTTATAAACCATCACAAATTATGGCTAATAACTATGTATATTTCACTACGAACCGTATGCAATATATGAGCAATGAAGCTAAGTTAAACTTTTCTAGTCAAATGTTCGACCGTGGAATTATTAATGGTAATACGGTGTGTGATGTATGGAACTTGCCACATTATGATGGTGGCGAAAAACATTATATTCGCAAGGAATATGCAGAGATTACAAAACTTGATGAACCGATTGAACAAGAACCTTTTGAGAAAGGAAGTGGAGAAGATGAATAACAAGATACAGAAGAAAATAGATGACGGCAGAGAATATCGCTCAATGACAATGGAAATCAGAAATACCAATGATGAAGAATTTGTTGTTGAGGGTTATGCAACTACATTTAATCAACCATACGAATTATATCGTGGTAAATATTATGCAGTACAAGAACAGGTTGCGCCGACTGCATTTGATGAATGTGATATGAGTGATGTCATATTCCAATATGACCATAACGGTAGAGTGTTCGCAAGGACACGAAATAAGACCCTTGAATTATCGGTTGATAATAGGGGTCTTTTTATTAGGGCAAATCTTGGTGGAACTGATGAAGGTAAAAGACTTTATCAAGAAATCAAAGGTGGATATACCGATAAAATGAGTTTTGGCTTCATTGTTGCAGAAGATACAAGAACAAGTGTAGAAGATTATGAAAACAATTATGAAACCATTACTAGAACAATTACCAAGATTAGCAAACTATTTGACGTTAGTGCGGTATCAATACCCGCTAATGATATGACCTCAATTAGCGCACGGAAATTCGGCGACGGAGTGATTGCCGAGTTAAAAGCGGAGCGACTTAAACGTGCGAAATTGAAGTTAAAAATTAAAATGATGGAGGTATAAGAAAATGAATTTGGAAGAAATTAAAACAATTTCAATTGATGATGTTGAAAAACGAATGAATGAAATCCGCTCATTAAATTTAGATGAGTGTGAAAACATTGATGAACTCACGGCAGAAGTGGACGCTTTAGAGGAAAGAAAGAAAATTTTAAAAACGGAAGCAGACAAAAAGAAAGAGTTAAGAGCAAAAATTGCAACAGGCAAAGTGGAAACAAGAACTATTGAAAAACCAAAAGGAGAAGAAAGAAAAATGGAATTGACAAAAGATAACTATTTATCAAGCGAAGAGTATAGAAGTGCATTTATTAAAAATTTAATGGGAAAAGAATTGACTGTTGAAGAACGTGGAGCGATTGCACTAAGCGGTGTTGAACAAGTAATCCCAACAGAATTACAAGACAACATTTTAACGAAAGCAAAGGAATACGCACCAGTATTAAATGATATTACATTGTTGAATGTAAACGGTGCTGTTAAATTTGCAATCGAGGGAACTGTTACAAGTGCGGATATGCATACCGAAAATGCAACCATCACAGCGTCAACCGATACATTAGTTGAGGTAGAACTTTCAACATATGAAATCACGAAGCTTGTACAGATTAGTGCGTCAGTAAAAACAATGACTATTCCGGCATTTGAAGCATGGCTAGTTTCACAGTTAGCCGAAGCAATCGCAATGAAAATTGAGGCATTAGTGTTTAACGGTACAGGTTCATCACAGGCAAAAGGTGTAGATAAAATTACATGGAATGCCAAAAACTCAATTTCTGTAGCAAAAGCAAGTACACCGACAGCGCAGAATATTTATGATTTAGTAGGTTTATTGAAAACAGAATATGCGAGAGGTGCAAAATGGTACATGAATCGTCAAACATTATTCAGTGAGTTCTTACCATTGCAAGACAAATCAAAAAATGATTTAGTTGTTCAAACAAACGGTGGATATTACTTGCTAGGTATCAAAGTTGAGTTGACTGATAGCATTGCAAAAAGTGAAGCAATTCTCGGAAATATGAAAAAGTATGTAGCAAACTTAAATGAAGCAATTAACGTTAAAACTGCTTATGACATCAACACAAACTCTTACAAGTATTTAGGTGTTGCTAACTTTGACGGTAAGCCAGCTATTGAGGAAGCGTTTGTTAAATTAGTAAAAGCAAGTTCCTAGAAAGTAGGTGTGTGTAAATGCTAGAAAAGGTAAAACTAGCACTACGGTATAAAAATAACTTGTTTGATGATGAAATTAAAATGTATATTGAAGCTTGCAAAAATAATCTTGCATTAAGTGGCATTTATAAAGGAAGAATTACTGTTGACGATGATAGTGCAGTGAATGTTGTGATTTGCTATTGCAAATGGCAATTAAACTTTCAAGGACAGGGCGAAAAGTGGGAAAAGGTTTATAAGGACTTAAAGACCGCTTTAGCCCTTGATATGAATTACAATGTACACTGAAATATATTTAGGTAAAGAAGTATTGAAAGAAAATGAGTTAGGAGAAAAAGAACGAACTCTTGAATATTCCGATACTTCTTTATTTTGTTTTGAAAAGTCAGTCAGAAACAGTGAATATTATCAAGCCATGCAGACGGGGTTAAAAGCTGAAAAAATCGTTTCAATGAATATCTATGAATATTACGAATACATGAAAAACGCTATAAAAAGAGTATGTAAAGTTAGGCACTCAATTACTAATGAATTGATTGAATATACAATTATTCGTGAGTATGAAAACGGTAATGATGCTATAGAATTAACGTTGCAAAGGGGTGTTGAAAATGTCAGTACCTAAAACAGTTACAAGAGTATCGAAAGACGGAAATGTTAAATTTACATCAAATGTAAATGCGGTTGAGTACACCTTGAATGAGCTAATACGTGGAGCTTTGCGTGATGTTGGGCGCTTTGTTGCGAAACAATTTAGAATTTCATTCTATTCACATTTTAAAAAAATCAATGGTGCAGTTTCAAGAGGTGCGGGTTTTAAAGTGTTTGCAAAAGACCCTCATTTACAAGTTGGGATTGCTAAGAGTTGGAAAGGGAAAGTTATAGGTGAATCAGGTATACCACAAGAATTAGGGGATATGGAAACAGGACAAGAAAAGCTAGGACTTTTGCGTCATGCTGTCATGGACAATATTCCAAAAATTATTGAAATCGAGAGTAAGTATTTAAGCGAATTAAATAAGGACAATCCGTCAATCAATACGGTTAGTGAGAAAGAATATGAAGAGTAATGAATTAAGAAAACTATTGTCAAATATATTCACTGAATATAATGCATTTCATGGCAACAATACAGGTTCATTTGATATGTTTGATTATAAAATAAATTATCAATACCTTAGCTGCATACTTCAAGAGGGGCAACGAACGTATATACTCGATATTGACATATGGGGTAAGTCAACAATAAAAGTCGATGAATTAGCGGACGAAATAGAGGGTTTATTGAATTATCAATCTATCAAACAAGAAAGTTATGCCACATTCTTTTTAGAAAATAGGTATAACGCAGATGAAAAAAATATATATAGAAGAACTTTGACGTATGAAGTTCGTACTTATGAGGAGGACTAAAAAAATGAAAGGCGAAAAAAGTACAAATATTGTATTTGGTCGAGGAGTTTTTAAAGTTGATGGCGAAGCAATCGGTTTGACCCGTGATGGCGGTACTTTCAACGTAGAATATGACAACCGTGTTATTGAAGCTGACGGCGATAGAGGAACGGTTAAAGGACGTGTTCATAGAGAGGGCGCAACTGCAACGATTGAAATTAACCATTTAGAATTATTGACATCATTCGAAAAACTACACCCCGCAGTTAAGGTTGATACCAAAACTGAACAAGGATATACAAAAATCACGGGTACAGGTGTTATTGATGATAAAACAGACTATCATGATGTTTCTTTTGAAGGAGAAACAAAAGATGGAAGAGAGTTTATCGTTTCAATTAAAAATGCAATCAATTTAGATAATCTATCATTAGAATTTAAAGATAAAGATGAAATTGTCGATAAGGTCACGTTTTCATCAACTTATGACCCCGAAGCAGAAAACCAACTTGAAGAAAATTGGGAAATTAAATATAAAACAGCAGGTGTACCACTTTTAGCAAAAAAAGGAGATTAAATAATGAGAAAAGCAAATACAAATGATTTATTCAATTTTGCAAGATTGATTAACGAATTAGATTTAAAAGAAGATTTATTTAATGCACAACAAGGAGAAGAGGACGTTGAAAAAATCGGCTTTACATTCATTTTTGATATATTGTCAAAAGCCACAACCAAAGAAGCGCAAAATATGATTTATGATGTTTTAGCAGAACCTTTTGAAATAACGGCAAAAGAAGTAGGCGAGTTGGAAATCACAACTTTAATCGAAAATATGCAAGAATGTTTTGATTTCAAAACTATAGTAAATTTTATCAAGCGAGCAAACTCTTAAAAATCGAGGGTTTGCTCGATTTACTTTTATGCAGATATTCAAATATTGAATATGTGATGAATTTAGAAGCAAATCAAGGTTTTAAATTGATAGCGAAAGCCATTGAAAATGATAGAAAAGATAGAATGTATCAACAATGGTTACATGATAGTGCGAGGTTTGAAATTAACTTTAATGATTATGTTAAAGCTTCAAAACCTTATAGAAAATCGACACAAGAAGAAAAAGAAGAGATTTTAAAAAAATATGGTGGTAGATAAAGTATGGAATTATTTAAGTTATTCGGAACGATTTTAGTTGATAATGAAAAAGCAAATAAGTCTATACATCAAAGCGAAGAAAAAGCGGAAAGCTTTTCACAAAAACTTTCACGAGGAATAGGTACTGTCGGAAAATGGGGCGCTGCCATTGTTGCTTCGGCTGCGGCGGTCGGTGGTGCTATGTTGGGCATGGCTACTTCGTCCGCAAGTGCTATGGACGAAATCGACAAAATGAGTGCTAAGATAGGCATTTCAAAAAAAGGTTTTCAAGAGTGGAGATATGTTTTAGGTCAAAATGGAATGGAAATTGACAAAATGCAAGTCGGTATGAAAACACTTGTTAATAAAATGGACGCTGTTTCAAGCGGAAATAAAAATGCACAAGAAAGTTTTGATAAGTTAGGGATTTCTGTTTATGACGCAAGCGGAAAGCTAAAAGACCAAGAAACAATGATGAAAGAAACCATGTACGCTTTAGCGGATATGGAAAACGGAACAGAAAAAGCCAAACTGGCAACGGAACTGTTCGGGAAAGCGGGTATCGAAATGATGCCTATGTTAAATAATGGCTCAAAAGGAATGAAAGAATTAACCAAACGAGCGCATGACCTAGGTTTAGTTGTAAGCGATGAAGCAGTAACAAGTGGGGTTGTTTTTGGCGATACGATGGACGATTTAAAGCAAGCATTTGGCATGGTTAGTATAAGTATCGGTAATCGTTTAATACCTATGTTTCAAACTATGGCGGATTGGGTGCTTGAACACATGCCACAAATAAGAGGTGCTATTAAAAAAGTAAGTGATTTTGTAGGGTCTGCGGTTAATTTTGTTATAAGCATATTAAAGAGCTTTTCCCCTGTGTTTGAAGGGGTAATGAGCGGTATTAAGTCATTTTGGAATGATTACGGAAAAGTTGTGTTCGATTCACTCATTGAAATAGTGGAAATGATATATCAACAATGGCTTGAAATCATGCCAGCTGTTCAAAATTTATTCAGCAGTTTAATGAATATGATAAAAGTAGCATGGGATAGCGTTGGAAAGCCTGTGTTTGATTTCATTATCGAAATTGTAAAAACTGTTTCTGATATATTTATGCAGTATTTTCCAATGATTGCTGATGTTGTTGGTAATGTATTTAATTTGATTTCGAATTATTGGGATACTGTTTTAAGTCCGATTATTCAAATGATAGGAAATATGATTACTACTTATTTGTTGCCGATTTTTAAAGATTCATTCAATAAAATAAGCAATACAGTTAAAATAGCATTTGATTTTATTTCGAATTTATGGAACAACACCTTGAAGCCTGTATTGAACGGAATTATAACGTTTGTAAGAGGTGTATTCAGTGGCGATTGGCAAAGCGCATGGAATGGTGTTAAAACAATTGTTAGTAACGTATGGAATGGAATTAAAAGTGCGATTGAAAGACCTTTAACAAGTGCAAAAAACTTTGTGAAGAAAATTATTGACACAATCAAAGGATTTTTTAATTTTAAAATATCATGGCCGAAAATCCCTTTACCTCATTTTAAAATTAAACCGAAAGGTTGGGATATTGGTGATTTATTAAAAGGTAAAATTCCAACTCTAGGCATTGATTGGTATGCAGAGGGTGGTATTTTAACAAAGCCAACAGCCTTTGGTATTAACCCTGCTAATGGCAATTTACGAGTAGGAGGAGAAGCAGGAGATGAAGCGGTAGCACCTATCGAAACGCTTCTTGATTATATTCGTATCGCAGTATCGGAAAGCAATCAAGGGATTTATGAAGCATTAAAAAATATTCTTCTTTTGATGAACGACTATTTTCCACAATTCGCAAATGCTCAAATGGTGTTAGATACTGGTGTGTTAGCAGGACAATTAGCACCTAAAGTTGATGAAGAACTAGGAAAATTAGAATTTAGGAAGGGGCGGTAAAACATGAACCACGGTGTTGAATTTGAGATAAATGGAGTTAGAAAACATTCATTTGATGATTGGGGATTGATTTTTAAACCTTTTCCAATTCTATATCCCGAACCTAAAACAAGTTATATTGAAATAGAGGGAGGTAATGGTTCAATAGACCATACAGAAGTATTCGGCAAAATATTTTATAAGAATAGGAAATTTTCTATTGAATTTGAATGCTTTGATAAAATTAAATATGATGATACGTTGAGAAAAATTGTAACGTTCTTACATGGAAGAGTTGCGAAAATAACGATGTATTTTGATTATGATTTTTATTATAAAGGTAGAATTAAATTCAATAAATATACTTCAAGCAAGGCAACTGGCACAATAGTTTTAGACGTTGAAGCTGAACCTTACAAGTATAAACGAGAAATCACAGTCCAAACAAACCAAGTCGACACAAAAAGCGTAATCGTATATAAAAATAACCGAATGGAAGTTATACCGACTTTTCAAGCAACCGATAATATGACATTCGATTTTAACGGAAATACTTATTCATTAGGGACAACAGAAACAATATTTCCCGATGTTGAATTTGTTGAGGGCGATAACATAATCGTATGGCATGGTAATGGAATAGTAACAGTAACCTACCAAGAGGGGGCGCTGTAGTGTATAAGATATATTTAGACAATAAGCTTTTACATCACACAAATATTGATAAATTAAAAATTTATGAACCACACCTAAAAACAGAGCAAAATGGTTGTGGTTCTTTTGAATTTAATATTGAAAATACGAACCCATTATCAAACACTATCCGAGAAATGAAATCACTAGTTACTGTTTATAACGAAAGTGATTTGATTTTCAGAGGTAGGGTTTTAGATAAGGGCGAAGATACCTATAAGGTAAAAAATATTTATTGCGAGGGCGAACTTGCATTTTTAAATGATTCTATACAAGACGAGTATAACTTTCAAGGAAGCATAAAAGAATTTCTGCAATTATTACTAGATAGCCACAATGCGCAAGTTGAGGAATACAAACGCTTTTATGTAGGCACTGTTACCGTAACAGACCCTAACAATTATATAGTGCGTTCCGATACTCAATACTTGAATACGTGGGAAACGATTAAAAAGAAATTGCTTGAATTACTAGGTGGTTATATCGTTGTTCGTCATGTTGGCGATATTGCTTATATTGATTATTTAGCGGATTATACAACGCTTAATAATCAAAAAATAAAGTTCGGTCAAAACCTTTTAACTGTTAAAAGGACAGAAAGTTCGCAAGGCATAGCAACCGTTCTAATTCCATTAGGCGCAAAGAACGAAGAAACCGAAAAACGATTGACTATTGAGAGTGTCAACAACGGCAAAAAGTATATAGAGGATAGTGAGGGAATAGAGCTTTACGGAAAGATAAGGCAAACTGTATTTTTCGATGATGTAACAGTAGCTGAAAATCTTCTTTCGAAAGGGCAAAAAGCATTAAAAGAAATGCGCTTATTAACCTCTACAATCGAAATTAACGCTGTTGACATGGCAAGCGTTCATAAAGATATAAGTAACTTTAGGATAAATGCAAAAATCGGTGTAGAGAGCAAATTTCACGGTATCAATGATTTTTTCGTTCCGATGTCCATTGATAACTGGTTGTTTAAACCGCAAAATAACAAAATCACATTAAATTCCAAAGTTAAAACCTTAACAGGCACAAGCAGTAACCAAAACCAAGATTTAAACGGTATTTTAAGCAGTTTAGAGAACATTAACAACAACCTTAATGCGAATATACCAAATTCAATAAAAACGCTACAAGAGGAGCTATATTCAGCCTTAGAGCAAACTGCACAAGAAATCAAAATGCAGATAAGCGAGAGGTATTATTCTAAAGGGGAAGCTGATGAACTCATAAGCAATTTGGAAACCGTACTACAACAAACATCAAGTTATTTCGAAATGCAGTTTAACTCATTTCATCGGGATTTAAACGATGTTATCGAGGGAACAAATGCAAACTTTGAAGAGTCAAAAACTTATATTCGTTTTGAAAATGGGGAAATCATTTTAGGTAAAAAAGGGAATGAATACTCTTTTATTATAGGAAGAGAAAAAACGTCATTTATGCAAGGCGAACAAGAAATCTCATATACTTCCAATTCAAAGGTGTATAACACGATGCTAGAAGTTACACATTCATTGCAAATCGGAAACTTTGGATTTGTACCTAGAAAAAATGGAAATTTAAGTTTTAAGTTGATGAAAAAGGTGGTGTGAATATGGCATTGATTTATAAACAATTAAGCGGTGGCAGTTCAGCACCTACAATTAAACTGGAAATTACACCTAAAGCGTACGATATTGAAAACAACAGAACCCCTATTGATTATAAATTTTCAATAGATAGACCTTATGAAATATCAAGTACAGCAACTAAAAGTTACACGTTGAAAATAGGAAGTAAGGTTATAAGTGGTTCTGTTACCGTTGGCGGAACAGGTACAAAGGTTTTAAAAAACGGCACTGTTTATATAGACCATGACCAAGACGGAACAAAAACAATTAACTTTAGTTTTTCCATTAACATTGATATAACATGGAGCGGAGTTCATAACGGAGTTATAAACAGTAGTGCGAATGTAAAACTCCCATCTATTCCGATAGTAACCACACCAACGTTGAGCGTTTCAAGTGTTGAAATGGGGCAAAGCGTAATGATTAAGATGGAGCGTGCAACATCAAAATTTACGCATAAATTGAAATTCAAATTAGGAAAGCGAGAAATCGCCATAGCCGACAATTTAGGAGTGTCTTATACGTGGCAAGTTCCGTTAAGTTTAGCAAATTATATACCGAATGCAACAAGTCAAAAAGGTGTTGTCGTTTGTGAGACTTATTTAGCTGGCGATTTGGTAGGTTCTAAAGGCATATATTTAACGCTGAGCGTTCCTAACAATATTACCCCTACTATTTCATCTATTAAGCAAAAAGACGTGTCTAGCGTTACTTTTGGGGCATATATTCAAAATCAATCCAAGTTACAAATAGATATTGTTGCAAGTGGAGCTTATAACAGTGAAATCATTGATATTACTACAACGCTTAACGGTGTAGTTTACAAAGGTAATTCTTTTATAACGAATATCTTAAATTTTAACAATGCAAAGGATATGGAAGTTATTGTTACCGATACAAGAGGACGAAAGACAACCGAAGTTATAAGCATTGAAGTTGTTGAGTGGTATAAGCCTAAAATAAGCGATTTCAGAGCCGAAAGGTGCGATAGTAAGGGGAATATCCAAGAAGACGGAGAAAGCCTTAAAATCACGTATTCTTTCGATATAGCAACCGTTTTAAACAAGAACAATAAAAGAGTTGTATTCGGTTATGCGGAACCAGGCGATGCGACATTTACCAATTTCAAAGAAATCACGAATTTGTACAATGAAAGTAATTCATTTATAACAAATGCCACTTTTAGTGCAGATAGTTCTTATTTAATACGAATGACAGTGTATGACACATTTACGTATGTGAAAAGATATGATGAAGTTGAAACGGATATAACTGTTTTTGATATATATAAAAACGGTAGTGGGATAGCATTTGGCAAGGTAGCCGAATTAGAGGGGTATTTTGATAATGCTTTAAAAACAAAATTCCGAGATACCGTTGAGTTCATGAATGACAGAGAGTGGACAAATATACCGTTATCCGCAGAATTTAAAGCGTATGATACGGAACAAATACCACAATATCGAATAAAGGGAAACGTAGTCGAAATAAAAGGCGCTGTTTCCCCTGTTGCTTCTTATGCAAGCACAAACGAGCGGAAAACATTCGGTAATATACCGAGCAAGTACGCTCCACAAACCGCTATATACTTGTTGTGTCAAGGTTCTTCTATGGCTAGTTGGTTATTTTCCATTCAGCCAACGGGAGCATTGACAATTTCAAGATATGGAAAAACGGCACTTGAAGAAGTGCCAATAAATGCGTGGCTACCTTTTCAAGCCACCTACACTTTATAAAGGAGGAGAAGAACATGAAAAGCATTAACTGGAAAGTGAGAATGAAAAACCCTTTATTTTGGGTAGAGGTTGGACTTGCTGTCATTTCAACGGCACTTGTTTACAACTCGCTAGAACCGCAAGATTTGACGTCATGGAATGGGTTAGGCAATTTGCTTGTAGGTATTATTTCAAACCCTTATTTGCTGTTTATGTGCGGTGTATCGGTGTTTAATGCAGTCAATGACCCAACCACGAAAGGGTTCAAAGACAGCAATAATGCCATCAATTATTCAGAACCTAAATAAGGGGGTGTAAAAAGTGGAATATTATGTAATTGTCGGAATGGTTGCAGTGGCATTTGTACTATTGTTCGGCTTTATTTCTTCTTTTAAAAAAAGCATTGAGGAAGAAAAAAAACCTATTCAAGAATTGAATAACAGTATCATTCGGTTAAATATCAATTTCGAAAATATGCTAGCAAATGATAAAACACGTGATGAACGCATCGGCAATCATGGAAAAGAAATTGATAAACTGGAAAATAGGGTTTTAGAAACTGAGCACGAATTAAGCAACCATGAAGGAAGAATTCAAAGTTTAGAAAAATGGAGAGAAAAAAGGGGATAACGTCCCCTTTAGCCATTTAGAAAGGAAGTCATATGTTAGAGGCAATTTTCAATGATATAGTGAACACTGTTACGGTTACGGGTTTAACGCAATGGGACAGAGGACGAAAATTGCGCATAAAAGGACTTAGTTTGCCCGAAACAATACAAGTTCATTTTGCGGATAAAATCAACACAGAAGCGGTTATTATGGTTGGTGTAAAAGAAAAAGATTACACAGTTGTTGAAATCCCCAATATCATGCTAGAAACAACCCACGACATTTATGCATGGGTTTATTTGACTAATGAAAACATGGGGAAAACCATAAAAACGATTATTCTAAAAGTAGAAAATCGAGCGAAACCACAAGACTTTGTTTCCACAAATCCCGATGCCGAAGATATGCTTTCAGACGTTATTGACAAGATAAACCAAAATATTAAAGATAATGCCGAATTTAAAGAGGATATCACAAATCAGCAAAATCAGTTTGAAACGGAAAATGAGCAAAAATTTAATAAATATTATGAAGAATTAAAAAAAATATCAGCTAACTTTATGAGCGTTGAGGACGTTGATAGAATTTGCGGTGGGGAATATGACCCAATATATGACGATTATAACGCTCAATCAATCACACAAGAAGAACTTGAAAAAATACTAGTATAAGGAGGAAAAATTATGGCAAAGTATTTAGACCAAACAGGAGTAAGCACATTATGGAGTAAAATTAAGGAGAAATTTGTTTTAAAAGACGGAAATAAAGTATTGTCAACAAATGATTATACTACGGCTGAAAAACAAAAATTAAGCGGTATCGCGACAGGGGCACAAGTGAACGTTATTGAAAAAGTATCGGTAAATGGCGAAAATCAAACAGTTACAGGTAAAGGTGTCAACATCACAGTTCCTACCAAAACATCACAAATCACAAATGATAGTAGTTTTCAAACGGAAAGCCAAGTATCAAGTGCTATTACAAAAGCAATTAGCGGAGTTAGTGGGTTCAAGTATGCTGTAGTAGAATCATTACCACAAACAGGTGTAGCGGGAACTATCTATTTAAAGGCAAATAGCGGAAGAGAAACAAATATTTATGATGAATTTATATGGGTAAATTCAAAATATGAACAATTAGGAACGAAACAAATTGATTTATCGGGTTATGCTTTGAAATCAGAGTTGCCAACGAAAGTATCACAGTTGAGCAATGATAGTGGATATCAGAATGCTAGTCAAGTTGCGGATAAAGTAACAAGTACGATAACAAGTACATTTACCCCTTTAACAACAAGTGAAATTGATGAAATTTGCAAATAGTGGGGTGGCTGTATGGCTAATAACAAATTTTTAGAAGAAACAGGGCTTTCGAGATTGTGGGCGCATACAAAAAAGCTAGTTGCAGAAGTTGAGTTAAAAATAAGTTGTCCGTATGATGTAGGCGATGTGTTAGCTACTAAAAATCCACAAAACCCCTCTGAAAGATGGGCGGGTACAAAGTGGCAAAGAGTAGAGGGTTCGTTTATTGTAGGATATAAAGAGAGTGATGCTGATTTTGGAACGCTAGGTAAAACAGGCGGTACAAAAACAGAGATATTGACCATAGAGCAAATACCTGCACATAACCATAGTGCTACCACGAGCAGTGCGGGAGCACATACGCACCCTGTTAGTGGCACGGCAGAAAGTGCGGGAAGTCATGACCATAAAATAGTTTTGAAAACCAAAAGCGGAGGTGTCCATAATACAGACACAGGTATAAACGATGGAAGTTGGACAGGAAACTTACCAAATGCTTGGTTAGACCAATCCCCTATCCAACATGCGGGAGCGCACACACACCCCGTTAGCGGAACAGCTACGAGTGGAGGAGCGCATACGCACACTGTAACCATAAATAATACGGGAGGTTCAAAAGCACATAACAACTTACCTCCATATAAGGTGTATTATATTTGGGAAAGAATTGCATAGAAAGGTGGTTAAAAAGATATGACACATAGCTTGATTTTAAATGAAAAAAACAAAATTGTAGCGATTGATTGTTTGCCCTCAAAAAAGCAAACGGAAATAGAAGTTAGTGAAGATGAATTACCAATGAATTATAATGATTTCTGTTTTGAATTTCATAAATATTCATATATTGAAAATCAGTTTATCGAAACGGAACAACTATATACACTGAATGTTATGAAGTAACTCAAGACACTCAAACAAGGGTGTCTTTTTTCATGTCCTAGAATGACGCAAAACTTAGCTAGAAAGAGGAAAAGAAAATGAGAGTAAGAAAAAATTTAGTTGAACAAAGCAAATGGGGTATCAAATGCCCTTATCCAATGAGAGCGTCAAGGTATGTAATTCACAACACCGCAAATGACGCAAGCGCTGAAAATGAAATCTCATATATGAGAAGTAACAACAATGAGGTATCATTCCATTATGCCATTGATGATAAAGAAGTTGTACAGGGCATTGATGAAAACCGTAATGCATGGGCAAGCGGAGACGGTGGAAACGGAAAAGGAAACCGTGAGGGTATCCACATTGAAATTTGCTACTCCAAGAGTGGCGGAGAAAGGTTTATTAAGGCAGAAAAGAATGCTGCACGATTTGTTGCCGAGGGATTGCGTCAAAAAGGTTGGGGCATTGATAAAGTAACAAAGCACCAAGATTACAACGGAAAATATTGCCCACATAGAACTCTTGATATGGGGTGGCAGCGTTTTTTGAATATGATTAAAGCGGAACTAGACGCTTTGAATGGCGTCAAACCTAATCAACCAAGTAAACCATCTACTGGCAACGTTGAGCCTTATAGTGGCTATGTAGAAGTTATCTACGGAGGTGCTGATGGCTTAGAAGTTCATAGCACACCTACTTTTAACGGCAATGTAGCCACTGTAGTCAGAAAAGGCGAAGTGTTCACAGTAGTAGGAAGAATTAAAGTGAATGGGGTGTATATGTATAAGCTGAAATCGGGATTATACATCACAAGTGCAAAGGAATATGTTTTATACAAAAAAACATTGAACGGAAGCACGAGCAAACCAACAAACACCAAGAAACCTATCGATACAATCGCAAGAGAGGTTATTGCAGGAAAATGGGGAAACGGACAAGATAGAATTAACCGTTTAACGCAAGCAGGATATAACCCTACACAAGTTCAGAACAAAGTAAATGAAATTCTAGGAGCTTCTAACAAAAAACCTATTGATACAATCGCAAGAGAAGTGATTGCGGGCAAATGGGGCAATGGGCAAGACCGTATCAACCGCTTGAGAAATGCGGGATATGACCCTGTCGCAGTGCAAAATAGAGTAAATCAACTAATGTAATAAAAAACCTACTTCCTTATTTGGGAGTAGGTTCTTTTTTTATATCTAAATTTTTGTACCATCTTCAAATTCAAAATAGCATTGAAATTTTGCGCCTAATACATCAGCAATCTTTTCTAGTTCTTCGGGGCTAAATGTTTGTCTTTTTAATTTCTTGTTAAAATTTTGGGGAGAAGTGCCGACCAATTCAGCAAGTTTTGATTGACTAATATTTTTAAAAGTCATAGCCATTTTTATTTTAGTTTCTAAATTCATTTTAAAACCCTACCTTTCAACAACATTATAAACTATTTGTTTTGTAAAGTAAACTAAAAACATTAAAAAATCAACAAATAAGTTAAATAAATGATTGACAAAATTAACCAAAAGGTTTATAATATATATGTAAGGTAAAGGAGGTGGACAAAGGTTTGACTAGCCAAGAACAAGTAGTCAGAAAGGAAGTGAGAAAATGGACAATACGATATACGAGGATTTCTACTTGTACAAAGTATGGTGCAAAGAAAAAGGCTTAAAACCTTGTAAAGCTGACAACTTGCATAGGTTTATAAGCCATCTAACGAAAGCATAGAGCTTTCAGTGATTGAGGGTTGCGCCCCTCAATCACACCTATATTATAAAGCAATGATTATTGAAATACAAGAGAGGTAAAGAAAATGAAAAAAGTAATTATCCCAACAGAATTAGTAAACATTATCGCAGAAGAAGAAAACATCAGAACACACACTAAGAAAGCGGAAAGAGAAATTAAGAAACAAAGAATTGCTGAATTAGTTGCACAAGGAATTGATAAAGCAGTTGCTAAAGCTATGACAGAAGCATTCATGGCTTGTGGGTTATAGGAAAGAGAGGTACAGGAAAATGAAAACAACATTTATTATAGAAAAAGTAGCAAACATGATTATGGCAGTAACAAAATTTGATGATGGTAGTACGGACGTAATATGGCAAACATGGCATGAATAAGATTTCACGGAAAGAAAGTTAAATAACTTCATGAAAAAACAACTTAAATATCATAATGGAAACGCTGAATTTGTGAAAACATTTTAATTCAATGTAGATTGAGCATTTGCTGTAATGGCAAGTGCTTTTTATTTAGTAATTAATAAGCACCTACAGGAGAATATTATTTACTAAATTGAAATTACCAAAAAATAATATTGGTGATTTCTTTTTTATCATTCACATGTATTTCTTTAATAATACTGTTCCAAAATGCCTTTTTATCGGCTTTATCAGCCTTTTTATAATTTTCTATATAATTGGTATCTAGTATCTTTTTGAGCCTAGAAACGTCTTTTTGTGCCTCAACAGGGACTAATGCTTTTAACTTGTTTTCAAGTTCTTCATATGATGTATCATATTTTTCATAGGTAATTCTTCCTTTTTGATACATCGTATTTAAACGCTCCATTTCTTCTTTTAATTTTTTCTTTTGTTTGTCAATACTAACGATTTTTTTCTTTTCTTCTTTTATATCCAGTGAAGAAATGTAGCTTTCAATCAGTTTATTCAAATTTTGAATAAGATAATCTTCAATTTCATGTTCGTATATGCTGTGCTTATATTTGCATGGATTGTCCTTTTTATGGGGTCTATACCTGTTTTCACATCTCAACATATAGCTTATAGTTGTTTTGCCTGTTTTTTTCGAGATATAGCGAGAATTAAACCCTATTAAGTTTTGACCGCAATAAGGACATTTTACCATTTTAGTGAATAAATGTATATGGTTAGTGGTTCTAACTCGTACGTTCTTTTTCAATGCATCTTGTAATGTATCAAATTCTTTTTTAGTCATGTATGGTGGGCAATAATTATCATTGCCACGATATGAACCGTATAGCATTGTATTCTTGATTAAATTAGATATAGTTGTGTAATCAAAAGCTTTGTCATATTTTTCATTTATATATACATTTGAACCACGAAGCGAATTATATGTTTTCAAATGTTCTATCCAGTCATAGGTCATTGCTTCCGTTTTTGGGTTGTGTACTACTCTCTTAATGCCGTCTATTTCTTTTATCATGAAAGGGAAAGGCTGCGCACCAGTTATAGGCTGTCCTTGTGATACTTTATATTGGAAAACGTCCTTAATTCTATCACTATCCCTATCACGTTCCTGTTCGGCAACAGCCAACATGATGTTCACTTTAAAGCGTCCATTTGCTGTAAGTGTTTCGTAATCTTCAAGAATTGCTTGCCATGATACATTATTTTCATTTAACACCTCTTGTATTTTGTAATATTTTGACACTGAACGAAACCATCTATCAAGCTTAGTGAATATGATTAAATCAATCTTTCCGTTTTTAACATCGTTTAGCAGCCTTTGTAATTCTGTTCTTTTCTTTAATTTATTTGCACTTATGCCTTCATCGGCATATTCTCCGACATGAATTGCATTAGTGTTTTCATTAAAGTATTTCTGTATGTGTCCTCTTTGTGTAGCTAATGAATCGCCGTGCCTTTTTTGTTCCTCTGTGGACACTCGCAAGTAAGAAGCGACCCTTATTTTTTTAACTGCCATTGCTTTATACCTCCATTTCGTGTAAAATAGGGTATAGAAAAAGTATTAACTTGGTGGGTTAATCTTTTCTATACAAACAGTATTGGCGTACTGTTTAGCGGTAGAGAATTCTAAGTGAACCTATCAGCGAAAACCATTCTATTGGCGTAGGGTGGTTTTTTTTATATCATTTTTAGTAAGTTTATAATCATTTTTTTACCATCGTCATTAAGCTCTCGATATTTGTTGATAATGAACGCTTCATCATAATTCAATTGATAATCTGCCTCTTTACTAACAAGGGAGTATATCGTAATATTCAGTATCTTACACAATTTATTGATTGTTTCTAAGTTGGGTTCACTCTTACCGTTTTCCCATCTTCCAATCGTCTGTGCTTGGACACCGAGCAACTTTCCAAGTTCCGCTTGTGATAAACCTTTTTGCATACGTACAACTTTTAGTTTTTCATTGAACATATCTATACTACATCACTTTGAAATGCGACAGCCTTACCCAAAACCTTTACTTTTTCGAGTTGTTCGCCCATTAGCACAATATCTTCATATTTAGAATTTTCCGGTTTAAGAATAACCATATTTTGTTCTTTATAATAATAGAACCTTTTTAATGTTGCTTCATCTTCGATAATAATCGCAGCTATTTCTCCATTAGCCACAACATCTTGTTTTCTGATAAATACTATATCGCCATCATGAATACGAGCGTTTATCATGCTATCGCCTTTACATTTTAAGCAAAAGTCGGCTTTTATATCCATTCCAACCATTACATAACTTTCTCTATCTTCATCTGCATATATAGGCTCACCACAAGCGATAGATCCAAGTAATGGAAGTTTCTTTTTTGAAATTTTATAAATATTGTCATATTCATAAAAATCTTTTTTATCATCTTCAACTAAATTAGATTTCTCAATCCCAAAATAATTAGCTAACATTTCAATCTTATCAATTCTAGGATATGTTTTGGCATTAACCCAATCCGCAAATGTAGTGTATGATATAGATAAATCATTGCATATATCATTTCTTGTTTTATTATAGCGTTTCATATATTTTTTTATATTATTCGCCATAATTTGTTTATTTCCTAAATCGCTCATTGTATTCACCTTTTATCTTTCTAATAGTATTATACGGGTAATACGTAATAAAATCAATAAAAAAAGTAAAAAAATACGGTTTAACCATTGACATGACGGTAAAACCGTAATACAATAGTGGTGAAAGGAGGTAAAAAGTATGGATTCAGAAAAATTTTCTTTAAAGGCAGCAAGGGTGAAAAACGATTTAACACAGGAGGAAGCAGCTAAGAAGATTGGTATAAGCACCGAAACTCTTTCAAATTATGAAAGAGGTAAGTCATATCCAGACATTCCTGTTTTGAAACGAATTGAAGAAGTTTATGGATTGTCATATAACCAGCTTATTTTTTTACCCTAAAATAACGGTTAAACCGTAATAGTGGAAAATAACAAAAGGAAAGGAGTGCGAAGATAATGGATATAAAGGTAATTCAAAGTTTATCTGTAATAATTCCAAGCATTATATGTTGTTTTATTATGAAAAAAATAAACTACGATGACAAAGTTTATTCTTTATACGTTTTGTTTATAAACGTTGTTTTCTTAACATATCTATGGTTTTTCGGATAGAAATAATATGGTTATCAATTATCGCATTGGCATCAACATATTTATTCTCACAAATTAATTGGTAAATGGTATTAGCTATTTCTATATCTTTATCATTCATGTACATTATAGCGATTCCATAATAATTGCTATATTTTGATAAAACATTATCACTAGCCACTACATTATGACTTATCAAAACATTGCATGTGAACTTACAATAATTTTCAAGAATTTCAATTATTCGTTGGGTGTTTTGATTGTAATTTTGTTGTTCTAGTTCTATCTTTTTCAACTTCACTTGATATCTATTATTAATTATAGCAGTGATGATTGGAGAAATGACAGAAGCTATAGCGATAACAACCAATATCCAATTATCAAGATTATTCACAAATATCACCTCACTTTCGGGGTAATTATAACAAAAAAGTTGTTGAACAAACAAAAAAGTTGTTGATGAGCCGACCAAAACTCCACCAACAACTAAGTCGAAAGCACTCGAAAGCTTTCAACTAATTTTAACAAATTTCAAAAGAATTATAAAGGAGAAAAATAAAAGATGGAAAAAATGACAGATTTGGAAATTGAAAGAGAAATTGAGAGATTGAAAAAAGATGAAGATGTGAAGTTATCGAAATTAAATGAACGTGTTAAATATCGAAAAAGACAGCAGTTATATACATTACGTTGGCATCAAAAGCAAGGAAAAGAATTGCGTGAAGCTGGGATAACGGAAGAAATGATAAGGGCGGAAGATTATTAGGAAGTGATGCAGTTGAAACAGCAAAAAAATTTATTTGAAAATGTAAATATTAACCGACTGGAAAAAGCATTGAGCAATTTATATTCATCAGTTTATGAAATGGATATAAAGGTTACGTTATCGAAAAAAGGCAAGGAGATAAATGAAAATGAAAGAATTAACAGTAAATGAAGTGATGGCATTATATGAAGCAACAGGTATTAACTTTCCAGTAAACGATGGAGAAGTGAAAGCGGAAATGGAGTAAAAAAATGAACGAGTTACAGGTATTTAATTTTCAAGAAAACCAAGTAAGAACGCAAAACCGAAACAATGAAATATGGTTTTGTTTGAAAGATGTATGCAGTATTTTGGAAATCAAAAATCATAAAGATGTTATTTCAAGGTTGAATCTAAAGGGGGTAGATACTATCGACACCCTTACAAAAGGTGGACTTCAAAAAATGAATTTCATCAATGAGAGTAATTTGTATAAAGTCATCTTCCAATCAAGAAAGCCACAAGCCGAACAATTTACGGAATGGGTAACAAGCGAGGTCTTACCAACGCTAAGAAGAACGGGAAGTTATCGACTACCACAAACACCCGAAGAAAAAATACAACTACTACTAGAAGCAAATCAAAGTGCAAATGCCAAGATTGATAAAGTTGAAGAACGTGTAACAAACTTGGAGGATAATAGGTTTCTCAACCCAAATGAATACGGATATTTGAATACACAAATTTCCGCAAGAGTTAAAGAAGTTAAAGAGGTATTACATTTGGAATGTGATAGGAAGCAGAACTCTGAATTATTTAGGTCTATCGGCAGAGAAATCAAACAAATAGCAGGTGTGAAATGCAGGTCGCAACTTCGATATAAAGACTTTGATAAGGTGCTGGATTTCATTCGCACATGGGAGCCATCGAAAGCTACTTTATATACAATTCAGCAAATACCACTAGAGTTATAGAATCAGAAAGGAAAGTAAATATGGAAACATTGATGAAAGAATTATCTATTTTATTAGAAGAAAAAACAGACGTATTGAGAGTTTGGAGTGGCAGTTAGAGGTGGCAAACCAACGCATTAAAGAGTTGAAAGAAGAAAAAAAGGAAATTAAACAATGAATTTAGAGAAGCTTGAAATTAAAGAGTGGTTGCAATTAAATGCAAAATTGCAACAAAAAAAGAATGCACTTAGAAAAGCCTTGAAAGAAAAAGGTGTAATGAAAAAGGACGGAAAAAATGACTTTGACCATTACAGATACTTTAGTGAAGCAGGGTACAAAATGTTATTTACTGAATTGTTATCGGCGAACAACCTTGAAGTTAAAGCAAATGAAATAGCTTATGATTTTTTCGAGGGAAAGAATGAGAAAATGCCAAATGGTAGAAAAGTAACATTTGAATTTACTTTGATAGATTGCGATACGGGTTTTTATGAAGTATCAACCATCAGCGGCGAGGGATTAGATAAAGGCGATAAAGCAGGATATAAGGCTGATACAGGAGCATTGAAGTATTACCTTGCAAATACCTTTATGGTTGCCACTGGCGATGACGCAGAAGCGGAAACACCTGTAAGTAAGACAATGCAAAAAGCTACGCCTAAACAAGTGCAAATGTTAGCAAATCATTATATCGGCGATAATCTCAAAAAATTATTAGACGCAAATAAAATTGAAAAGTTGGAAGATATGCCGAAAGAAAAGGCAACGGAGCTAATCGGAAAGTTAATGGAAAAGGGGAAACAACAAAATGTATAAATGTAGAAATTGCGGTGCAGTGTTTAGCTGCCCAAAAATAGAAAAAACAACACAAGCGTCCATTTTTGGAGTTGTAAGTATCAATGACCCAATCATTGAGTTAAAACACTGTCCTTATTGTGATAGCGATGAATACGATGTGATAGAAAGTGAGGAAGAGTAATGCGAAGCTTATACGAAATAAACAATGACTATGTGAATGTTATTGAAAACGGTTTTTCAATCGATGAAGAAACGGGAGAAATCCTATTCGATAAAACAAACCTTGATGAACTAGAAATCGAGTTTAAGGAAAAAGCCGACAATATCGCTTGCTATATCAAAGATTTGCAAGCATTAAGTGATGGGATTAAGAACGAAAAGAGCGCCTTAGACGAGCGGAAGAAGTCTGTTGACACAAAGATACTATCACTTAAAGAATACCTCTCTACCGCTCTGAAAATGCGTGATATGAGCAAATTAGAAACAACACGTAATAAGATTTCATTCAGAACCAGCAAGAGCGTAGAGGTCTTAGATGAAAATATTATCCCTAAAACATATTTCAATGAAACAGTAGTAGAAAAATTGGACAAGAAAACATTACTTAAAGAACTGAAAGAGGGAAAGCAAATTGATGGGTGTAGACTGTTGGAAAAAAGCAATTTGCAATTGAAATGAAAATCATAGGTAATTTTAAAGATTTATTACAAGACAGCACAGGAAAAGGTATTGTGTCTTTCTTGGTTAGTAATTTTTCACATAAGACACAGTTATTGACACTTGAATATGACAAAACGTATTCAATCGAAATCAAGGAAGTTAAAAGCAAGCGTTCTATCGAACAAAACCGCTATATGTGGGCGCTATTACATGAAATAGACGTTGCCATGAATGGCGAACGTTCAAACGATGAATGGAGCGTGTATATACAGTGTTTGGAGCGAGCAGGGGCAAAGTTTGACTATATCGGTTGTTTACCCGAAGCAGAACAGGCACTAAAAGAAAACTTCCGAGCGGTAAAGTTTATCAAGAAAATAGACTTAAACGGAAAAGATGGAAATATGTATAAAGTTTTCATAGGTAGTTCAAAAATGAATGTTCAAGAGATGAACATGCTGATTGATACGGTGCTTGATGTAGCTAGCGAATGTGGAATTGAAACAAGCTATTGGCAAGAGGTACTTAAGTAATGGCAAAGTCAATTATTCAGAATGAAAAAAGGTGTTTTGTTACGTATTCCACAACAGGACTGCACAAGCACCACATTTTTAAAGGAGCAAATCGGAACAATAGTGAAAAATACGGCTGTTGGGTATGGCTTCGCTATGATTGGCATAATGGAGCAGATTATGGAGTGCATGGAAAAAACGGTCATGCGTTAGATATTCGTTTGAAGCAGATTGCACAAGAAAAATTTGAAGAAAAATACAGTCATGAGTTATTTATGCAAGTTTTCAAAAGAAATTATTTGGAGTGAAAAAATGAAATTTACGATACAAGGAAGATTGAACAGCTTGAACGAATATATCAAGGCTTGTCGAGGTAATGTTTACAGTGCTAACAACATGAAAAAACGCAATCAAAAAGCTATTAGAGAGGCTGTTAGAGTGGCGAAACTAATGCCCATAGATAAATACCCTATAAGCTTAAAAATAACGTGGTATGAGCCTAATTCAAGGCGAGATATAGACAACGTGCAATTTGCGACTAAATTTATTCTAGACGCAATGGTTGAAATGCAAATTATCAAAAATGACAGTCAAAAGTATGTGAGCGAAATATCGCATACGGTTACAGTCGATAAGGAAAATCCAAGAATTGAGGTTGAAATAATAGAGAGGAGTTAAACAATGACACATACCGAAATAATTAAAGAACACTTAGAAAAAAACGGTTATATTACATCATTTGAAGCGTTTGAACGCTATGGAATAACAAGGCTAAGCGCCATCATTTATCAGTTGAGAAATAAAGGTTTAAACATTGATAACATACCGCTAACCACCACCAACCGATACGGCAAAAAGGTATCATTTGTGAAATATACATTAAATGAGGGTTAGGTATGGCTGAAAATAAAAAATATTATTGGATTAAATTGAAAACGGATTTTTTTGATACCGATAAAATAGACTTCTTGTTATCGCAAGACAACGGTTGTGAATATGTTGTGTTGTATCAAATGTTATGCACTAAGACAGCTAACACAAACGGAATGCTTGCAACACAAATGGGAGAAGTAATTATCCCATATGACGCAAACAAGATAGCACGTGATACGAAATATTTCAGCATTGACACAATTATTGTGGCATTAGAACTCTATAAAAAATTGGGTTTAATTTATGAAAGCAATGATGGAAATTTAATGATTTCTAACTATAGCGAAATGGTGGGAAGTGAAACGTCAAGTGCTATAAAAAAGCGTGAATATAGGCAAAAATTAAAGGAAAAAGAACAAGGACAAAGTGAAAGACAATGTCTAGGACAATTAGAGGACAATGTCCGACAAGAGAAAGAGATTAGAGATAAGAGTATAGAGTTTAGATATAAGAGTAAAGAAAAAGATAAAAAAGAAACTTACGTTTCCATCTTGGACGCTTATACCGACAACGAAAATTTAAAAAAATCTTTGCAAGATTATGTCGAAATGCGAAACAAGATGAAAGGATTTACTACAAGGGCATTAAAGCTAAACCTAAATGAACTTGATAAATTAGCTGATGATATCCAAACAAAGATAAACATAGTCAATCAGTCGATTAAGAAAAGTTGGAAATCGTTTTACAAATTAAAAAGCGAAGATTACACAAAGACAAAAGAGTTGCCGTCTTGGTATCATGACCAATCAAACATAAAAATCGATACCGAAGATTTTAACGAAGCAGAAATGATTGAATTGCAAAATCAGTTGAGAGGTGGAAGATGAAAGTACATTGCTTATTTGAACAATCAGGAACATTCAAGAATGAATTTAAAAAGCTAGGGTATGAAGCTTTTGACTATGATGTTTTGAATGATTTTGGACAAACAGATTTCAAAGTTGATTTATTCGATGAGATACGTAAAGCATACCAAGAGGAAGAATCAATATTTGATAATTTCAAAAATGATGATTTAATTCTTGCTTTCTTTCCTTGCACAAAGTTTGAAACACAAATACCATTACATTTTAAAGGAGAAGCAAGGCAGCAAAGGAATTGGACGGATATTCAAAAACTAGAATATGATATGAAACTTCACAATGAATTACATGAGTTGTATGAATTGCTTTGTATGATATGTGTAGTTGTTATCCGCAAAGACTTAAAAATGATAATTGAAAATCCAAGTATGCCACCGCATTACTTAACAACTTATTGGTGCATGAAACCAAGTTTGGTTGATAAAAACAGACAAGATGATGGAGATTACTATAAAAAACCTACTCAATATTGGTTTATCAACTGTGAAGTACAAAACAATTTATGTTTTGAACCACTTGAAATTATTGAGAAGAAAAAGGTAAAAAAATGTAAAAAAAATGATGGGTGTAGTAGAAAAGTCGAAAGGTCATTGATACACCCACAATACGCAAGAAGATTTATTAAACAATACATTTTGGAGGATAAAAAGAATGATTGAAACTGTAAATATGACAAAAGTTTTAAAACAAGCCATTGAAACGTATGGCAAAGAAAATCAAAGCATGATGGTGCTTGAAGAAATGGCAGAACTTCAAAAAGAAGTATGTAAGAGCTTGAGAGGTAATAATAACCACGATGAAATTGTCGAAGAAATTGCCGATGTGCTGATTATGCTTGAACAATTAAAAATCATGCACGATGTGCAATACAAAGAATTAAGCGATATGTTTAATTTCAAAATTAACAGACTGAAAGAGAGGTTGGAACAAAATGATTAACAAAGCGGTGCTTGTTTCTCTATCGGTGCTAGAGTTATGTTGCGAATGTTATGCCGTTGACAGTCAAAACAAGGAGTTTGAAAAAGAAAAATACAAATTAGTATCTATGCTTGATGAAAGTGAGGGGCAATGAAAAGAATGATAAACGTGATAATAGTGATGATTGGTATATTGTCAATAGCAGTTATATCGATGCTTACACTATATGCAGATAGAGAGATTAGGGAACTAAAAAAGGAAAAACAAGATTTGATTACTGAAATGTTTAAGATCGATGTAGAAAAGGCTTTGAATGAGCCTATTAAAGAGCCTACACAGTACGAAACAGCTTCTAAGGTATATGGAATAAACCCTAAGCTATTAGAAGCCATAGAACGCTTAGAAACGGGCAATTTCACAAGCGAGGTTTTCAAAGAAAATAACAATGCCTACGGTGGAAGATATAAAGGCGAATATTTGAAGTATGATAACCATTATCAATCCACTATGGAGCTTGCGAGGTTATTGAAATTCAGTTATTTCAACATAGGCATAACCGATTTGCACGAAATAGGAAAAACGTATTGCCCCGATGATAGTTTGTGGGCGGATAAAGTAATGGAAATTTACGATGGCTTACTAAAAGAGGAGAAAAATGAGCAAATACAGAGAAGAAATTGAAGGCAACATAAAAGGAGTGAACGAGTATATCAATAGGCAATTGAAAATGCATCATTCTCAAGATTTTATCAATCGCATCATGAAAAAAAGTTGAAGTCATGCGTAATTTATCATTTGAGTATGGGGTGCTTGTTGGCTCAGAAAAATCATATGAAAAATTATCAATGATAGAAGCGGAAAATCATAGTCAAAAAAAGAAAATAAAGGAACTCGAAAAAGACTTGGAGGTTTATAAAAAAAGATGGTCAAGGTTACAGAAAAATATTACATCGGAGTAGAAGCAGATTGTTGCACCGTTTACGAGCGTTTATGGAGTGATAAGAAACAGGAACATTACTATAATCCAGTTTGCTTTCCACGTGATATATGGGGCGCACTGAACGCTATAAAAAGGCATATATACGCAGATAAATTGAGAGGTTACGATATGGATATCGGCGAAGTATTATCTTTATTGAAGAAGCTGAACGATGAATTTGTAGCAAAGCTTGATGAGATAAAAACGTTGGTGGAATTGAAATGAATAAGTATCAAGATGCGTTTGAAAAAGCAAGTTTATGTTGTTTATGTACAGATACGGCAGAAGAAGCACATGAATATTTAGATATATTAAAGGAACTAGTCGATAAGGCTGCACCGAAGAAACCACATCATTTTGTACACGAAAGATATACACGATATTATTGCCCGAAATGTAGTAAACGATTAAAAAAGTCGTGGAGTGCTTGTCCTATATGTACCACTATGATTGATTGGAGTGATGAAGAATGAAAATGGATAAAGTAGCAGGAAGTAAGAATGATGAATTCTATACTCCTTTATATGCAATAGAACCAATATGTAAATACATTAAGGATGGCGCCAAAGTATGGTGTCCATTTGACACTGAAAAAAGTCTATTTGTTAAGCGATTAAAAGAAAAAGGTTGTGATGTTTTAGCAACACATATCGAAAATGGACAAGATTTTTTTGAATTAGTAAAACAAAATGTGCATGAACAATATGATTATATTATTAGTAATCCCCCATATTCAATAAAAACAGAAGTGTTAGAAACATTATTTAAAACAGAAAAGCCATTTGCAATGTTAGTAGGAGTAGTTGGATTATTTGAATCGAAAAAAAGATTTGATATGTTTAAAAATAATGAATTTGAAATCATGTATCTAAATAAGAGAGTTTCGTATTTTAAAGATTATGATGAACAAAAACCATCATTAAATCCACCTTTTTCAAGTGTATATTTATGTCATAAAATGCTATCTAAACAAATTGTTTTTGAAGAAATAAAGAAAGCTAGTTGAGTGAGAATGCGATTGATTGGAGTGAGGAAGAATGATTGATGAAAAAAGATTGATTGAAGAATTAAGAAAAAGCAACTATCATCATGCTTCTAATTCAAGAGAAGAAGTGTTGCTTGATAGAATAATTAGAATTATTCAAGAACAACCAAAAGTAAATGAATGGATACCTATTGAAGAAAGGTTGCCCGAATTAGCAGGGTATCGTTGTTTAGCAACAATAGAGAATAAGTATGGTCAAAGGAAAGTGGCTGATGTATTTACAAATTATGGAATGTATGGTGTAAGTCCGTTTTGGTTAAGTAATGCAAAAGAAATTGATTTAAGTGTTTGGAAAGTAATTGCATGGCAACCACTACCAAATCCGTATATAAAGGAGAAATAAATTATGGCAGAAAATAAAATGAAAGAAGTAGCAAAGTTACTAGGTGTTGAAATGGGAGTGCCTTTTAATATTAAAGGCTCAAAAAATAACCCGCATATGATTACAGAGCATGGATTGCTTAATCATGAAGGAAATATGTTTCCTTGTGAGTTATCAAAATTATTAAGAGGCGTGCGTGAAATAGAACAGTCAATCCTAGATAAAGCCGAAAAGCGGTATCTTGAAAATGTGTTAAGACCTTTTAAAGATAAAGTAGAATTTATTAGAAAAGTCTGTGAATATTCAAAAAGTCAAGATTATATACATATCGGAATTAAAAATGATTTTGATATTGATTTTCCTAACTTTCAACAAGGAACAATGTACAAAGGCATGGAGTTAAACAAGGAATACACCATAGAAGAATTAGGGTTGTTTGAAGAGGAGGAGTGATGAAGAATGAAAATGGATAAAGTAGCAGGAAGTAAGAATGATGAATTCTATACACCTTTATATGCAGTCGAACCGATTTGTAATTATATTGAAGAAGGTTCTAAGGTATGGTGTCCGTTTGACACTGAAAAAAGTTTATTCGTTAAAAGATTAAAGGAAAAAGGTTGCGAAGTTTTAGCAACGCATATCGAAAATGGACAAGATTTTTTTGAATTAGTTCAACAAAATGTATATGAACAATATGATTACATTGTCAGTAATCCACCATATTCATTAAAAACAGAAGTATTAGATGCATTATTTAAGACAAAAAAGCCATTTGCAATGTTAGTAGGTGTAGTTGGATTGTTTGAGTCGCAAAAAAGATTTGATATGTTTAGAAATAATGAATTTGAAATTATGTACTTAAACAGACGAGTTGCGTATTTTAGAAATTATGATGAACAGAAACCATCATTAAATCCACCTTTTTCAAGTGTATATCTATGTCATGAAATGCTGCCTGAACAAATTGTTTTTGAAGAAATAAATAAATCCAGTTGAAGAATTAGGAGTGATGAAGATGTTGAGTAAAGAAGAATACAAGAAAGCGTTGGATAATATCAAATTGAATTATGACGCAGAATATGTGAATGAATGTAATGATGAATTTTGTCAAGCCATGAAAGGTTATGTATATGTTATTGAAAATCTTATAAATGAACACTTCAATCCACAACCATACAAATTTGAAGATTTGAAAAAAGGTATGTGGGTTTGGGATAACCAATTAAAATGGTGTTTTGAAATTGCAATTTGTAAAGTAGAAATTAAAGGTTATGAAAATTTGAAAATGTTTAAGGTCAAAAACTATGATGATAGTTTAACATTGATGATATTTGAAAAAAATCGTTTCTATCCTGTGCAAATGGCGAATGTGAGGTGTGAGAGATGACTAATGATGGGAAAATTTTAGATTATATAAATTTAACTGATGAACAATTAGAGAAAATAAAACCAATTCTTGAACAAGAAAAAATAAAAGCAAAAGTTATTGAAAAACCAAAACCAAATAGAAAAGAATATGATTTTACAAAAGTCAATCTAAAAAGCTTTTCAAAAAAGCATTTGATTAAGATTATTTATGGATTGCAGGCAGAACTTAATCAGTATAAAGAGGTGTTTAATAATGCTAGCTGATATCGAAAAATTCATATACAATGACAAGATTTATTCGAAGTGCAACGCTGCGGATAAAGAAATGATTGATACATGCCTTCATGGAGTGCGTCAACAGCTGGAAACATTCAAAGATGCATATAGACAGGCGCAAGAGGAAATAGCGTTGCTAAAACGTGAAAATAAAGCATTATCTGATGATAATGAAATGAAGTGTGAAAAAATAGCTGAATTGAAGAGATTGTTAGGAGGAAACAGTAAATAATGAATAATGTTTGTTTAATAGGGCGTTTGACGAAAAATCCCGAATTGCGAAAAACAACAAGTAGTGGAACGAGTGTTGTATCATTTACATTAGCGGTCAATAGACGAGTTAAAAAAGACGGACAGCAAGAAGCTGATTTTATCAGCTGTCAAGCGTGGAAAGGTGTAGCTGATGTATTATTCAAATATACCAAGAAAGGAACACTAATCGGTATTGATGGGCGCATTCAGACACGTAGTTACGATGATAAGAATGGGAAGCGTGTTTATATTACCGAGGTAGTTGTAGAAAATCTTGATTTATTAGAACCGAAAGAGAAAAACACAGATAATACGCAAACGGATATGTATGCACCGCCGCAAGAAAATTTTGATACAGATAGCAGCATAGATATAAGTTCTGATGATTTACCATTTTAAAAAGGAGTAGTAATGGAAGCGAAAGAATATTTAAAGCAAATTAAAACCCTTGATATTAAAATCAAAAATAAAAGCCTTGAACTTGAAGATATTGAAAATAAGATGAAAGGTGTAACAGGGATATCTTATGAAGAAAAAACAAGCGGTTCAGTCAACAACAAATCTCCACAAGAGAAATTAGTTCATAAATATATTGCTTATAAAGATGAACTAGAAAAAGACATAAATAAACTTGCAAAATGTAAAAGCCAAGCTATGAACTTAATTGATAAAATTGAAGATGCTGATTGCTTAGACGTTTTATATAAACGATACTTTCAATTTAAAAAGTGGGAACAAATAGCGATTGAAAAAAACTACTCTTATCAAGGGATATGTAAAATACATGGAAAAGCTTTAAAATCATTAAACAAAATTTTAAACAGTATATAAAAGTGTATAAAAGTAGACATTCATTTATGTTAAAATGATAGTGTCGGAAAATGAAAGTAGATAGTATATTTCATATTTTCTCCTTATTAGCAAGGCACCTAAAAAATGGGTGCTTTTTTTGTTACGGTTATTTATTTTGAGGTGTGATATATATGGCGAGAGAATTTGCAAAAGCTTTTTATAATAGTAAAGAGTGGCTACAATGTAGGCAAGGCTATATAAAGGCAATGCCTAAGTATAAACGTGGCTTATGTGAATGCTGCTACAGCAAAGGTAAACATGTGTTAGGACAAGAACTACATCACAAGATATGGCTTACACCTAAAAACATATATGATAGGAATATAACGCTTAATCATGGCAACTTAATTCTGTTATGTTTTGATTGCCATAAAGAAATACATCAAATGAGAAAGAAAAGTCAATATATTATAAATAAATATGGGGAACTTATACCAAATGAAAAGTATAAGCCCCCTATTTAATTTTTTAAAATGTATGGTTTAAAGAC